CATGAAGGGGGTTATGTGAACCATCCGAAAGACCCGGGCGGCATGACCAACCTGGGCGTGACCAAGCGGGTCTGGGAGGAATGGCTTGGCCACCAGGTAGACGAGCAGGCCATGCGCGGGTTGACCCCGGCAATCGTCGGGCCCATGTACAAGGCCAAGTACTGGGACAAGATCAAGGGCGACGAGCTGCCAGCTGGTGTGGACTATGTGGTCTTCGATGCTGCCATCAACAGCGGCCCAGGCCGGGCGGCCAAGTGGCTGCAAGAGGTGGTCGGCGTGACGGCTGACGGTGCCATCGGCCCCGGCACCATGAAGGCTGTGCTGGCTGAAGATCCAGCCGAGCTGGTGTCTGCGTACTCATTCAAGCGGATGAATTTTTTGCAAGGGTTGCCGACCTGGCCAACCTTTGGCAAGGGTTGGGGCAGGCGGGTGACCGAGGTGGCAAGCGCTGCTGGCACCATGACCAGCAGCACCCAGGCCTGATTACTGAGCGGCCCCCAGAGCTCCGAGGCGCTTGCTGTACGCAGCTGTGTGCCTGATGCGCTTGACCATGTCCACCTTGGCCAGCGTGGGTTCATTGGCCTCGCGCAGCTCCTTGAGTTTGGTCATGCGATCCCGGGGCAGCACCTTGCCAGCTCGCGCTGTCTTGTCGGCCACCTCTTCGTAGGCATCCTGCCATTCCTCAATGGTCGCATGCGTTGACAGCGGCTTGTCCTTGCCCGGCAACAGCACGGCAAACCCGGCGACCACCTGGGCCTGCTCGACCTGCTCGACCGGTGCCTCAACCACCTCGGGAATGTCCAGCACCTCCATGCCATCGGCCATGGCCTGGGCCACCAGCTCGTTGACGGCGTCGGCCTCCTCCTGATCCTTGGCGAACACCTCCTCGATCACCGCCGGGTCATCAGAGCGCTCGATCATTGGCGGCGCGACCATGTCCAGCGGGTTGGCTGGCTTGGCCACCTGGCGGGGCTTGGACTCCTCCGGGTAGTCCTGGGCCTCCTCCACTGTGATCATGCCCTTGAGCACATCAGGGAAGGCATCACGCAGGGCAAAGCCGCGAGCTCGCATCTGCATCATGCGCTTGGGGTAGGATGACCATGGCCCCTGCTTGCCCCACAGGCCAGCTCGCTTGGCATCCTCGACGCTGAACTTGGCGGTCACAGGTTTGCGGCCCTTGCGCTTGGCCACACAGACGGCGACCGGGTTGGGAGTGCCCTCGCCCTCAAAGAACTCCTCGACATCCTCGCAGACGGGGCTGGCCTGCACCAGGGCCATGGCTGCGTCACCGTAGACCGATGGCTTGCCATTGATTACGGCGATGTTCTGCAAGGCCTGCATGGGTGCCAGCCCCATCTCCATCCCCCACTGAACACAGACCAGGATGTCCTGGGGCTTGCCCTGATAGGCCTTGGGCACCATGGAGCTGTTGGCCAGCATGTCTGAAAATGTCATGGCCTCGGTGAGGTTGGTCGGAGCGAAGCCCCGATTAGTGGTGGTCAGTTGCATTTATCTCTTTCAGGTAGGTTTGGATGGTGATGAAAATCAGGTCGGCCATTGAGTCGATGACCTCCTCGGCTTCGTCCTCTGTGCAGTCGGTTGCATTCAGCACGGCAACAACGGCACGCTCTCGGGCATGCCAGACTGCCGGGTGGTTGGTCGGGTTCATGTCTGCCATTCCTTGATGGACAGTGTGGACTGGCGAATGCTGTAGGCTGGCTTGGCGGGCACCAGGCGCTCGGCAGCGGGCTTGTAGTTGCGCATGGGCCAGCTGATCACATACTGCCCGGCACGGCCACGCTCGGCCTGTCCCAGCTCCTGCTTGATGAGCTTCTCGGCATCCTCAATGCTGGCCTCGGCTGCCCGGATGGCGGCTTTGCTTTCAATGATGCCCTTGGCCAGGTCGCCTACGCTGGGAGGCAGCTGGAGCTCCTCACGGTCGGCGGCCATGGGGTAGATCCGGTCGAGCTCGCGGGAGCTGGCCGGTGGGTACCAGTCAATGGCCCCGGTGGTCTGGTAGGTTTTGAGCTTGTGCGCGAAGGCGAGCACCTCCTTGATGATGGCCTTCTGGGTTTCATGGTGGGTGGCGAACAAAAACACGCGCAGCTCGATGCCCTGGTAGAGCACGCAGACAGCGCCCCACTTGTGCCCGGTCACCAGCATCTGGCCTTGCAGCTGGATCGGGCCACGGGCCAGGTGCGGGGTATCCTCCGGCATGGTCTTGGTCAACTTGGCCTCGAGCACGCCGGGCCCGTCGAGCACAATGCTGTCCTGGCCAACCACAAAGATGCCCTTGTCAGGGTCTGGGAAAATCTCCTGCCCGGTGCCGTAAGCAACACCGTCCAGGCTGCAAGACAGGGGCACTGCCTCATGCGTGTAGGCCTGGCCGATCTGGGTGTCGTAGTCTGTGATGCCCAGGCGGTTGGCTGCCTGCTGCAAAATCACCGGCTCCAGGGTGTTGCCCCAGCCCATGGCCTCATTGCCAATGTCCGGGCGCTCCTTGCCATCGATGGCGTTGATGCTGAATTGCAGCTCGTCGTTTGGGGTGCTGTACCGCGAGAAACCCATCAGCCCCGGGAGGCGGGATGCGCTCATTGCCTTGTCATCTGTCAGTTTGCCTGCCATTTTTAACTCCTGTTGTAATTTAATTGATCCGCAATATTTCTACAGCATTGCCGGTGATGCAGGTCTTGTAGCTACCCCGGCCCCACTTGTGATTGGCTTGTGATGTGACATTGCTTTGCAAGTCGCCGCCATCAAAATGTGCAAATGGCAGGACGGCCACATCACCGACCTTCAGCGGCTCAAGGAACGGTCGGATGTAATTGGAAAAGGTGCCAATTGGTCGCCTGGCTTTCCCTCTCTTTGCTTTGGCTGGCACAACGACCAGCTCGCCAAGCTCCTGGCCATCAGGGGTGATGATCTTGTACTCGCACTTGAGTGCGCCCAGAATGTTGAGCACATTTTGCAGTGCTTTATCTTTGACTGACATTGCTCGCTCCTTACTTATTTTTCAATGAATACACGCGCACCACCCTGGCATGCGCTTGTGGATGTACGGCCTCGGTGTACCCGATCCGTGTGAACCGCTTGTCGCGGAAGACCGCGCCCAAGACAGATGGATGGACGCCGGACGGCACCTCGATGATGGCCCGGATGTCGTTGATGGATGCCTGGCCACGCTGCTTGCAGACCAGCACGGCCAGAGCCCGGCAGCGCTCTAGGAACTGGTGGTCAGACTGCTCAAAGATGTCCAGCTGGCGCTCACGCATGGCCCGCCCCGCGGCGAGATCGGCTTTCATGCCTTCTCCTCGACAGGCGCATTCAAATACGCCTTCAAGCGCTTGACCCTGTTCTTGTTGTAGGTCACCAATGCGGAGGCATATTCGACCCCGCTCTCTGCGAGCAGTAGCTCATGCTCTGCGTGTTGCAACTCATGCGCCACGGCCTGAGCTGGCGTGACTGTCTTGAGCATCAACCTCAACTCTGTCCAAAGGTACTTCAACATCATTTCACCAGTACATCAAAGTACGCCAGCATCAGGACAACGCCTGCGCCGACAAGAACGACCGCGCCAATAAAGCTCATCAGTGAGCATCGGGCTTGATCCATGTTTTGCTGTGTAAAGTAGGTCTGTTTCATTTTGCTTTCTCCTTATGCATGGTTGAGGTTGAGGCGTTTCAAAAGGTTGGAGGCCTGTGTTGGCCCCCAGGTCACATTGCCACGGGGTGTGGCTACACCGCGAGCCTCGAGGGCAGCGGCAATGTCTCTCAGGGTGCTGGCGCCAGACCGGGCGATGATGTCGCGCACGATCGGGCCAACACGGTCGGCATACTTGTCTGCTTTGATCATCACGGCCTGCACACCCAGCGCAGAACCAATCTCAGGTGTAGGGCAGCCCAGGGTTCGGCCCTGTGCCTTGACCTGGGCCAAGGCGGCCTTGGTGCGCTCGGAGATCTTGCGGGCCTCCCACTCAGCGAACACGGCCATCATCTGCAAGAAGGTGCGGTCAGCCTCGGGCATGTCAGCGCAGACAAAGGGCACGCCGGACTCCAGCAGGCCGGAGATGAAGTGGACATTGCGGGCCAGGCGGTCGAGCTTGGCGATCACCAGCATGGCCTTGGCCTTCTTGGCGGTGGCCAGGGCGGCAGCCAGCTGCTCACGGTCGTTCTTGCGGCCAGACTCGACCTCGGTAAACTCAGCGACCAGCTCGGCGGCGCCGATGTGCCTGGCCACTGCTGCACGCTGGGCATCCAGGCCAAGGCCGGACTGGCCCTGGCGGTCGGTGGAGACCCGGTAGTAGGCGACGAATTTGGTGGTCATGTTATGCACTCCGGCGACGGGATACATAGAATGTGAAGCCTACTCGACCGAGCCTGATGAACCAGATACCACCAACTTTTTTGATTGTCATGTTGAACTCCTGTAGGCGTCATCTGCCTGTTGAACATGGTGTCAGTGTAGCACGGCTTGTATATCGCTTGACAAGCACCCGAAAGCACAAAAGCATAGGTGCTTACCCTAATACCGCAACAAAAGATGGCCAGCCCCCGTGCGCACGCTATGCAAGGGATATACACTGAGGGGATGGAAACACCCAAACTCAAACCATTCCTGATGCGCTTGCACCCGGCTACCAGGGAGCTGCTGGACAAGGCAGCTGCCGACCAGCACCGCAGCGTGTCATCCCTCATTGACCAGTGCGTGCGTGAGCAGCTGCAACCCAGGTATGGCGAGCTCCAGCCCCGGCTCCAGCGCTTCCTGGAGGGAGTGCGGCAGCCATGACCTACGCCGAAGCCAACAAGCTGCTCGACCATGTCAAGGAAGGCATGCGCTACCCCACAGAGGTGATCTCTGAGGCCTTGGCCATGACCGCGTGAAGGCCGACCTGTACCGCTGTACCTGATTGAGCTGGCGCTGGTGGCCACGGGCGACAAGCCTGCGGAGCTTGGCCATGAATGAAACCATACTGGCATTGGATCTGGGCACCACCACCGGCTGGGCATGCAGGCCCATGGACGGCAGCATTGTGCACGGCTGGGCCAGCTTCAAGCCCGGCAGGTACGAGGGCGGCGGCATGCGCTACCTGCGCTTCAAGCAGTGGCTCAGTGAGCTCAAAGGCACGGTCGGTGGCGAGCTGCAGGCGGTGTACTTTGAGGAGGTGCGCAGGCATGCCAGCACAGACTCTGCGCATGTGTATGGCGGGCTCATGGCCACGCTGACAGCCTGGTGTGAGCACCACAAGATCCCGTACCAGGGCGTGCCGGTGGGCACGATCAAGAAGCACGCCACCGGCAAGGGCAACGCAGGCAAGGACGACATGATCAAGGCCATGCAGGCGCTTGGCCACCCGGTGACAGACGACAACGAGGCAGACGCGCTGGCGCTGCTACATTGGGCACTGGAGCAGCACCCATGAAAACACCACAGACAGAGGACACCTCGCGCACGCACCAGCTCAAGCACTGCGACAAGTGCGAGACCAAGAGGCCGCCGGAGGGTGGCATCCAGATGAAACCAGGCCGGTGGCTGTGCGCCAGCTGTTGGCTCCGGCGCTACAGGTACTGATCATGGGCACAGCAAACGGAAGGGGCTCGAGCTTCTACGGCCAGTTGATGACCGCAAGCCTGCCCAGCGAGGTCAAGAAGATCTGGTACAGCCGGGATGAGGAGCTGCCCGAGCTGCCTCGGCAGGGCTGGTCTTGGCAGCATGAGGACAACATGGATCAGGTCGAGCGCCGGGAGCTGCTGACCAAGATCCTGACAGACGCGCCACTGTCTGACAGGCAAGAGCTGGTGATCAGGCTGATGGTTGTCGAAGAGCTGACCCTTGTAGAGGTTGGCCAGCAGTTGTCGGTCAGTGGCCAGAGGGTGCGCCAGATCTACGCACAGGCCATGCGCAGGCTGCGCAGGCACCAGAGGGACATCACAGGCATTCCGACATACGAGCTGGACTGTGTGGTGATGACCTGGAATCATTGGAAATGGAGCAGGCAATGCATGTGAGCTACATCAAGGTGTACCGGGACGACCTGGGCGAGGTCGTTCAAGAACAGAACGCCGATGGCGAGGTTCGGCATATGAATCGCGAGATTTACATGCTCAAGGCCGCGCTGGAGATCGAGATGCAGGCGGTCGCTGATCTGCGTGAGCTGCTGGACTCGGTGCGCAAGCTGGCGCTCGAGCTCAACGACCAGATTCTGAAAGACCACTGATGCACTGCCCACAATGCAAGGCCTGGGTCGAGGTCAAGGAAACCCGCCAGCGCGAAGACAACACGGTCTACCGCCGGGTTGAGTGCGCCAATGGCCACCGCTTTGTCACCGAGGAGCGCGTGCTCCGGGTGATCAAGGCCAAGGCACCCAAGCCCCAATGAAGATCGTCAAGAGAGAGTTCAAGGTATGGTATCCAAAGCACAGAGGCCCAATCGAGCCCGACATGACCACGCTGTTGATGGGCGAGGCACGGGTGCTGCTCACGACCTGGGAAGCGCTCAAGGACAGGGAGACCATCACCCGGCGGCTCAAGAAGCTGGACAAGCTCTACGGCGAGGGTGCAGAGCAGAGGGTGCGCGACTACATGCACCAGGTGGCCAAGGATGAGCGCCATGCTTGACAACATTGTCCCGTTCACCATCCCGAAGCAGCCCCGCATAAAGCAGCAGGAGCCGCTGCCAGACCAGCGCAAGGTGGTGATCATCCCGTTCAAGGCCATCTTTGACAAGGAGCTGACCCATGGCGCGTTGACAGCGCTGGCAGCCCTTTGCGCGTACTGCAACCGGGCAGGCATCACCTGGGTGAGCCAGGCCAGGCTGTCGGCAGAGCTCGGGATCAGCCAGCAGGCGCTGTCCAAGCAGTTCCAGCAGCTCAGGGCCAGGGGCTACTTGATGACGATCAGGAAGGGTTACATGCGTGAGAGGACGGACACGCTGCGTGTGATCTACGACTCAAGCGTGGACACGGAGACAGCCATTGCCATCACCAGCAGGTTTGAGGACACGAGGCCACCAGTAATGAAAATGGATCAACAGGAGGAGGAAGACAGGCAAGACCCAGAGGGCCAGAGAAGGCTCGCAGAGATGATCAAGAACGCATTCATAGACCAACCAAAGAGGAGCGAACCGATGACAAAAGAGACAGACACAAGGGCAGTCAAAGAGGTCAAGGAGGCCATGCGAAAGGCACAGACAAGGAAGTCAAGAGCTGTTGATAAGGCTGTTGATAAGTCTATACATGCAGAACCTCTTATACAACCGGTGGGTTGTGAGCCTCACAACTCTAGGGTTGTGCTGAACCCGTCTTTAACTAGTAAGAAGAGTATTAATATAAGTTCTTTAAACAAGTTTAATACAGTTCTGAACAACCTTGAATTCAAACAACTTGTTGATGAGGGTATAACGCAGGCGCAGATCGCGCAAAGCCTCGAGACCTTGATGCCGCTGTACCAGGCCGAGGGCATCGAGCCCAGCAGCACTGCCTTGATGGCAGGGATCAGGCAACTGCAGGCAGATGCACGATGAGCCAATGCCTCGCCAAGCCACAGGAACAGGGCTACAAGGCCCGATCAGACCTGGGCTGGTGCATGGGTAGCATCCCAGCAGTCCAGCGGCTTGTAGGCCTTGCAATCCATGGCGTCAAACCACCATACGAACGATTGGGTTTTGTACAGGCCAGGCCGGAACAGGGTGTACAGCGCCCAGCAGCCAGCGGCCTACCTATACGCGCCAGCATGCGCCCAGGCGACACCCGCCCGTCACCGCGCACGGTACGCGACCCCTTGCCCCCCACCCCCTACGGTAGCGTAAGGGGGGCCATCCCGAAATTTTCCCCAGTTTTTCAACGCAACGGGCAATAAGCCCAAGGAGTACTTTAGATGGCATACGAAATGAAACCTGGACAGGGCAGCCTGTTCAAGAACGACAAGAAGACGAGCGACAACCACCCCAATTTGAAGGGCAAGATCATGCTGCCCAACGGTGAGGTGAGGTGGATGAGCGCCTGGACAAAGACGACAACGGCTGGCGAGAAGTGGATCAGCCTGAATGTGGGCGAGCTGGTTCAGCAGGCTGGTGGGTCTGGGTATGCCCAGGCAGTGCCGGTGGCCAAGCCGGTTGATCTTGACGACGACATTCCTTTTTAAGGTGATGCAATGGCATATGTCTCAAGAAAACATTACTCACAGGCGTTTCCCAAGACGACTGCCCAGCGTGATGGCATGGCCCTGCGCGACTACTTTGCGGCCAGGGCTATGCAGTCGCTGATCCTTGACAGCTTTTATCAAAAGGAGGGTGCGTACAAAGGCTGGTGTGAGTTTGGCCATGAGGTGGCTGAGGATGCGTACATCATGGCAGACGCAATGCTGAAGGCCCGTGATGGCAACCAATAAGCCGTCAGGCGTGATCCCTCCCTTGACGAACTGGGGAGGGGTCAGGTCGGTTCAGCGCAGGCTGGACAGGAGTACGACACTGGTGGCCAATAAGGAGGCTGTGGCGTTTGCGCTGCTTTCTATGGCCAACACCAAGCTCACTGACATCATGTCGTGGGATGAGCACGGCAATGTGAAGGTAAAGGCCAGCCACCTGATCCCGGAGCATGCGCTGCATGCGATCAAGTCGATCAAGGTGAGGACGGAGAAGGACGGGGCCAGTACTTTGGACATTGAGCTGTACGACAAGGTGGGGGTGCTCCGGCTGCTGGCCAAGGCCAGTGGGTTGCTGGACAGCCCTGATGACAACGACAAGCCATCTGTGATTGACATCAATGTGGTGGCGCCAAGGGAGCAGACATGAGCACCAGGAGACATTGCGACACGGGGCGGGTGGACTGCCCACACCTGCCCGAGTGCGTGTGGGAATGCCACTATGACACCGCGGTGATGGAAAGGCGCAGGGTCAAGCCCTACCCGGCTGTGCCAGAAGACATCCAGCCGGTGAGCGAGGGGTGGCAGACTGTGGGCGCGTTCATGCTGAGTGCGATTTTTGCTGTGCTGGCCACGGTCTGCATCCTGATCTTCTTCACCGGGGTCTGGATATGGAGCCTGCTGATATGAGGACGATCATGGATATGGCGCGTGAGGCTGGGTTTTCAGAGTGGGCGCTACAGACCCCTCAAGACATTGAACGCTTTGCCGAGCTTGTGCTGGCCGCCGAGCGCAACCACATTGCTGGGGTGTTTGAGGACAACCACGAGGTGGTCAAGCACCGGAACAACTACTGGCTGCATGCGGCCAACTATGTCAGGGGAAGGGAGAAAGAAGCCTTGGCACAGCCAAGCGAGCGCTACTTCTGTCCCCGTTGCGGCAAGCGCCTTGCCGACCTGACAGCAATTCACACATGCACACCACCACAGGAGAACGCATGACCACACACATCACAAAAACATGGTTCGACGGAAAGAACATTGTCACGCAGGAGATACCCGTGGAAGAAGTCTACAAGCGTGAGTGGGTAGGGCTGACAAATAACGAACTGCAACCGATTGCTGATGAGTACCGCATTCTTTTTGGCAGTTGGGTTGAAGACTTTGCCCGCGCCATCGAAGCCAAGCTCAAGGAGAAGAACGCATGACAATACAAATTGCAGCCAGCGCAGAGGGTTTTTACGGATTACCTCCCGCGCTGGTAAGTTCGTCCAAAGTCGGCGGCAATGACTTGACTGCTGGAGAGACAGCACCCAACACCAACAAAGGCCAGAATGTCTAGAACAAAAGAATCGTCAGAAAAGGCCGTCCCGGTCGCCGGGCTTAATTTGGACTTCAGCGAGTCGCCGGTCATCTACGACTTCATCCAGTCCAAGAACTTTGTCCAAGGCATCATGGGCCCGGTGGGCTCCGGCAAGAGCTACGGCTGCGCGGCCAAGATCTTCATCAAGGCGGTGCAGCAAAAGCCGTCTGCCATTGACAACATCCGATACACCCGGTGGGCCATTGTGCGAAACAGCTACCCCATGCTGAAGACCACCACCATCAAGACCTGGCTCGACCTGTTCCCGGAAGGCACCTTTGGGCCCATGCTGTGGACACCGCCCATTACCCACCACATCCGGCTGCCAGCCCGGGGGGATGCCGCCGGGATCGACTGCGAGGTTATCTTCTTGGCACTCGATCAGCCGAAAGATGTGCGCAAGCTGCTGTCCCTTGAGCTGACCGGTGCATGGGTGAACGAGGCCCGTGAGCTGCCCAAGGCTGTGATCGACGGACTGACCCACCGGGTTGGCCGATACCCGACCAAGCGCGACGGCGGGGCCACATGGCACGGCATCTGGATGGATACCAACCCCATGGACGACGACCACTGGTGGCACCGCATGGCCGAGAAGGAGAAGATGACCGGCGAGTACGCCTGGAAGTTCTTCAAGCAGCCCGGCGGCGTGGTTTCCGTCGATGTTGAAGACCTGCCCGACATGCCGGAAGCCAACGATCACATCTTTGCCAGCGGCAAATGGTGGAAGGTCAACCCCAAAGCCGAGAATGTCCACAACCTGCCCGCTGGCTACTACCAGCAGATGCTTATGGGCAAGAACCTGGACTGGATTCGCTGCTACGCAGGGGGCGAATACACCTATGTGCAGGAGGGCAGGCCCGTCTGGCCAGAGTACGAGGACTCGACCATGTCCGGCGACACCGAAATTGATCCCAATGTGCCCATCCAGGTGGGGCTTGACTTCGGTTTGACCCCGGCGGCCACCATTGGCCAGCGCCTGCCCAACGGTCGGTGGCTGATTCACCAGGAAATCGTCACCTTTGACATGGGCCTGGAGCGTTTTGGCACCCAGCTGCTGGCCGAGCTCAACACACGCTACCCCAACCACCAGGTCATGGTCTGGGGTGACCCGGCAGGCATGGCCCGGGACACCATCTACGAGGTCACCGCCTTCGATTACCTCAAAACCCTGGGGCTCCGGGCCCAGCCTACCGCCAGCAATGACTTCAAGGTGCGCCGGGAGGCGTCAGCCGCCCCAATGCAGCGCCTGATCCAGGGCAAGCCGGGGCTGATCATCAACCGCGACTGCAAACTGCTGCGTAAATCGCTGGCCGGGGGCTATCACTTCAAGCGGATCGCTGTCGGGGCTGGCCAAGAGCGGTTCCGGGATGCGCCCAACAAGAACGAGCACTCGCACATTGGTGATTCGTTCGGCTACCTGATGCTGGGCGGCGGCGAATACAACCGGATGACCCGCACCCACCAGCTGGGCGGCAGACCCATGGGCCAGGCCAACGCCGGGACTGACTTTGATGTGTTTGCCTGAGTAGATACCGGGCAGATATACAGCCCTTGCGAACTGTCCAAAACCCAATAGAATCGTTTGGATATGGTTGAAATTGATCTTGGTGTCGTTCACCATTTTTCGGCGGGCGTGTACGCAAAGCAGATGCTGTTGCCAGCAAAACACTTTGCGGTAAGCCACGCGCACGCCTATGACCATCTGAGCATTTTGGCAAAGGGCCGGGTGACGGTTGAGGTGCAGGGAGTTGAGACAGAGTACACGGCCCCGGCCTGTATCGCCATTTTGGCTGACGAGCATCACACCATCACAGCCATTGAAGACAGTGTTTGGTTCTGTATTCACGCAACTGATGAGACAGACCCGGCAAATGTGGATGAAGTTTTAATAAGGGGATAAATATGCCTTGGATCGCAGCAGCCGTCATCGGCAGTACCATTTACACCGCAGGTCAAGCTCGCAAGTCGCGGCAGAGGGCCGAGGCTGACCAGCAGAAAATGTTAAATCAGCAGATCGCCGACCAGGCCGCTATGCGGCTTGAACTTATCAAGCAAACTAACGAGTACGCCAAGCAAGGTGCTTCACTTGAAGAGCAGGCAAAAACTGCCCGTGAACAATTTGAAGCGTCGCAGCTGCAATATCAGACCAACAAACTGGAGATGGAGCAGAAGTCGAAGGAAGTGCAAGCGGCTGCCGATGAAGAGCGTCGCAAGGCTGCTGCTGCCGAAACATCATCCCTTAAGGCTCGCACCCGAGGTGGCCGTCGGTCGCTGTTATCCGGTGAGCGCATGGATGCCGAGCTCGGCGTATCCATGGATCTCGGAAGCCCCGGCATGAGGATTCAGTAATGGCCACGCTACCCCAGTTCAAGCAACGCCAGATCGCTCGGCGCAGCACATCTGACATTGAGCGGCTGGCCCAGCAGTACAAGAGCAGTCTGGACGCGATCACAGGCGAATACGAAACGGCATTCACAGGCTATCAAGCTGGTGCTGCCGAAAAGATTAAACCGTTTGAAGAGGCCTCTGCAAAGTACAGTAAAGACCTTGCCGACTACACCACAAATGTGGCGACACCATACAAGTTTGCGCTTAAATCGTATCAAAAAAACAGCGAAAAATATCTAGCCGAGCTGGCTGAGATTTCCACCGGAAAAAAAGATCGGGAAGCAAAATTTCGAGACACCACAATTATTAATCCAATTACAAAAAAAGCTATTGAATTCAACGAAGACTTGTTTACTAATCCTAAGAAATACGGCGTTTCATCTATTTTGGGCCCAATGGAAGCCGGAAAGCGTGGAACAGGCCTGTACACATTTAGGCCGCTGCCAAAATCTGCAGAGCCAGTTGTTCCAAAAAAGCCTGCTGATTTTGCGGGTGTGTTGCCAGAAGCGCCAGACATTGGCGAGTTTGACGAAAGTGAGTTTGGCACCAAGCGAGCCGCCGCCGAGAGCACATTCAAGCGCGAAGTAGGTGAGCGCCGGGCGGCCAAGGTCGGTGCCGTTTCCCGCAAAATGGCCCGCCCATTGCTGGCAGGAGAGTAAGCATGAAAGACATGAAGACAAAGATGCAGGCCAAGGTTGCCAAGGTCATGCGCGAGTACAAGGCTGGCAAGCTCAAGAGCTCCAGCGGCGACAAGGTTGTCAATCAAAAGCAGGCCGTGGCCATCGCCATGTCTGAAGCTGACGCAATGAAGAAGGGGAAATGATGAAAGAAGTTTGGGACAAGCCCCGGCCAAAGGATCTTGGTAAACCAAAAGAGATGTCCTCCTCTGAAAAGAGGATGGCCATGCGCCGCGCTGCCAAGGCAGGACGCCCCTACCCCAACCTGATTGACAACATGGCCGCATCGCGGGACAAAAAATGAAAGTAGAAATCGAAATTGAAGGCAATGGCAAAGGCGAAATGGAGGACAAGGTTGAGCTGTCCAAGCTGCCGCCCGCCCTGCGCAAGAAGATTGAAAAGTACATGTCGGCTAAGAAGCCAGAAAAGCCAATGAAGGGCATCAAGCAAATGATGCAAGAGGCCAAGCTGGAAGAGGACGAGGACGACTGATGGCTGGGCTGCGCGACCCAAAGGGCGGGCTGACCGAGGCGGGCCGCAAGAAGTTTGAGAGCTCGGGCGAGAGCAAGAACTTGCAGCCAGGGGTCAAAGACAAGACCCCGGCAGGTCAAGCGCTGCGTCGCAAAGGTTCATTCTTGACCCGCTTTTACACAAACCCAAGCGGGCCACTGGTTGACAAGGATGGCGACCCGACCAGGCTGGCCCTGGCTGCAAATGCATGGGGTGAGCCGGTGCCGCGCACAGCTGGAGCCGCAGCCAGGTTGGCGGCAAAGGGTCGCAACATGCTGAAAAAATACGAGATGAACAAGGACTAAATCATGGAATACGACAAGAACGCTCCGGGCGGCATGCGCCTGACACCCGAGCAGATTCTCAAGCGGCAGGTTGCAGCTCAGACCAAAAAGGACGAGTTCCAGCAGCTGTATCAAGACGCATATGAGTTTGCCCTGCCCCAGCGCCAGCTTTATGGCGTGTGGGAAGGTGGCGCCACAGGGTCCAAGAAGATGCAGCGCGTCTTTGACTCGACCGCCATCAACAGCACCCAGCGCTTTGCCAACCGTTTGCAGTCGGTGGTGTTCCCACCCCAGCGCAAATGGGCCAAGCTCGAGGCTGGCTCCGACATCCCTGTCGAGCGCAGGCAGCAGGCCCAGGCCGTGCTCGAGGTCTACCAGGACAAGATGTTCACCATGCTGAACCAGTCCAACTTTGACATCGCCATGGGAGAGTTCTTGCTGGACCTGGCTGTTGGCACTGCTTGCATGATGGTGCAGCCCGGCGACGATGTATCCCCGCTGAACTTCATCCCCGTGCCGCTGTTCTTGGTAAGCTACGAGGAAGGCGCGAATGGCCAGGTGGATAATGTCTACCGCCGCATGCGCATGAAGGGCGAAAGCATCCAGCGCCAGTGGCCAGATGCCAACATCTCAGCCGATATGGCCCGCCGCATTGAGCAAAAGCCGACCGATGATGTCGAGCTGCTGGAGGCCACCATCTATGACCACAAGCGCGGCGACTATTGCTACCATGTGATCGACAAGACCTCGAAGGAAGAGCTGGTCTACCGCCGTCGCAAGATGAGCCCGTGGGTGATCAGCCGCTACATGAAGGTGGCCGGGGAGATCTACGGTCGCGGCCCGCTGATGACAGCCCTGCCGGACATCAAGACGCTGAACAAGGTCAAGGAACTGCTGCTCAAGAATGCATCACTGGCCGTGGCCGGTGTATATACAGCGGCAGACGACGGCGTGCTCAACCCCAACACGGTCAAGATCGTGCCGGGTGCCATCATCCCGGTGGCCAGGAATGGCGGCACGCAAGGCCCGGCCCTGCTGGCCCTGCCCCGCTCCGGCGACTTCAACATCAGCCAGCTGGTGATCAACGACCTGTCGGCAAGCATCAAGCGCATCCTGCTGGACGAGTCGCTGCCGCCGGACAACATGAGCGCCCGGTCGGCCACCGAGATCGTCGAGCGCATGAAAGAGCTGGCCCAGAATCTGGGCTCTGCCTTTGGCCGACTGATCAATGAGACCATGATCCCGGTCACCGCCAAGATCCTCGAGGTCATGGACGAGCGCGGCCTGATCGACATGCCCCTGCGCGTCAATGGCCTGGAGGTCAAGGTGACCCCGGTGGCACCGCTGGCCATGGCCCAGAACATGGAAGAGGTCAATTCGATCATGCAGTACATGCAGATCAGCCAAAGCCTGGGCACCGACGGCCAGCTGGCCATCAAGACCGATGTGCTGGTGGACTACCTGGCCGACAAGCTGGGCGTGCCAGCTGCCGTGCGCAACACCGCCGCCGAGCGTGCCGTGCTCATGGAAGAGATGCGCAACCAACAGCAGCAGCAAGCCATTGGCCAAGCCATGGCCATGCAGGCCCAGGCCGGTGCCGGGATGCAGGCTCTGCCAGCCCCTGAAGGAGCAATGTAATGTCTTGGGATGAGTTAGACGCCATTGGCCAGCCCATTGACATCCGCGAAGTTGACCAAAAACGCGAGGATCTGGTCAAGCTGACGCTGCGCGTGTTCGGGTCAGAGGATGGCCAGAAGCTGCTTGGCTGGCTCAAAGACATGTATGTAAATGTGCCCATCGCCGTACCGGGCACAGACCCCTCACACGCCTACTTTGCCGAAGGGCAGAGGTCGGTGGTGAGGGACATTGAGGTACGGATTAACACAGCAAGGAAACTATGAGCGACACAGCAACCGTCGAGCCCGGTGCAACCGGCCTACTTGACAATGTGCAGGTGAATGATGAAGCCAAGACTGAGAGCCCACAAGCCACTGAAATCAGCCACAAGGCTGCCGATCCCAGCGCCCCAGAGGCCGAAGATCCCTTAGAGCGGCCAGACTTCTGGCCCGAGAACTTCTGGAAGAAGGACTCCAACGAGCCCGACCTGGAAGGCATTGCCAAGAGCTGGTCAGATCTGCGTAAGCAAATCAGCCAGGGCAAGCACAAAGCGCCAACAGACGGCAAATATGACCTCAAGGCTTTTGGCGAAGAGGCAGACAGCAACCCCATCGCGTCTACCCTGGCCACATGGGCAAAGGACAACAGCCTGTCCCAGGCCGCTTTTGATGACCTGGTTGGCAACTTGCAGACCCAAGCCAAGGAGCTGATGTCTGGCGACATGGTTGACCCGGCAGCCGAGATGAAGCAGCTGGGCCCAAAGGGCGGCGCAATCGTCAACGGCATGGTGGACTGGGCTCGAGGCCTGGTCAACAAGGGCGTCTGGAGCAAAGACGACTTTGAAGAGTTCAAGATCATGGGCGGCACCGCCCGGGGCATCACAGCCCTGATGAAGGTGCGCGAAGCCTACGAGGGCCGGGTGCCAATTGAGTCGGCCCAGCTGGAAGGCGCACCAAGCCAGGAAGAGCTCTACTCCATGGTCGGTGACCCACGCTACAAGACAGATGCTGCGTATCGGCAAAAAGTCGAACGGTTGTTCGGCCAGTACGCCAAGTAAACCGGGGCGCTCCACCCCGTCTGCCGGAAGGCAGTTGCCTTGACCCAGCTTCGGCTGGGTCTTTTTTGTACAACAGTCAATCGATATTGTTGCTTTGTGGACAAAAAGCCATACAATCGCGCCAAGGCCCACCGGGTAACCGACCCTCAACCGCAGTGGATACTGACGAGTGGCTGGCGCAACCAGCAAGCACAGGCCCGGACTACCGGCTCACCGACGCGAAAACCCTGATCAACAACCGAATGAGGTATCAAAATGAGCGTTTCCCTTTCAAACGCCTTTGTGACGCTATTCGACGCAGAGGTCAAGCAAGCGTACCAAGGCAAAGCAATGCTGGTAGCTGCTGTTCGTCAGCGTCGTGGTGTCGAAGGCTCCACTGTCAAGTTCCCTAAAGTCGGTCGTGGCGTAGCATCTGCTCGCGTCACCCAGACCGATGTCACACCGATGAATGTCGGTTTCTCCACCGTTACCTGCACATTGTCTGACTTCAATGCAGCCGAATACTCTGATGTGTTCAGCCAGCAAAAGGTCAACTTTGACGAGCGCTCTGAGCTTGTGCAAGTTGTCGGCAACGCCATTGGCCGTCGTCAGGATCAGCTGATCCTTGATGCGCTGATCGCTGCGTCTGGCACCGGCACTGTGGCGAATTCTATTGGTGGTGCAAACACCAACATGAACATCTCCAAGCTGCGCGACGCTGCCAAGATCTTGAACACGAAGAATGTCCCAAGCGACGGTCGTCACATCATCATCCACGCCAACTCTTTGGCTTCGATGCTTGAGCAGACTTCTGTCACCAGCTCGGACTTCAACACTGTCAAGGCTCTGGTGCAAGGTGAGATCAACCAATTTATGGGCTTCACATTCCATGTTTTGGGTGACCGCACTGAAGGTGGCTTGCCCATCGACGGCTCCAGTGACCGCACTCTGTTTGCATTCCACAAGGATGCAATTGGCTATGCAGAAGGTATCGCTCCAAAGACCGAGATCAACTACATCCCAGAGAAGACCAGCTACTTGGTCAATGCCCTGTTTAGCGCAGGTGCCATTGCCATCGATGCTGAAGGTATTGTCAAAATCACCGCCCGCGACACAGCGGCAGCGGCTTAATAGGAGGGTCACACAATGGCTTTCTCATCTGTTGGTTTCAATACCGTCGGCGGCCAGTCAAAAGCTGGTAACGCTCCTGCCATTTACACTTACTCGTCGACTGATGCTCAGTCGGTGATCCGTGCGTCTGGCTACTTCAATTCAGTGTCGTCCATCCTCAATGTGGGTGACCTGATTTTCTGCTACTCGGCAACGGGTGGCACTCCAGTAATGTCCACTGCCTATGTGGTCAGCAATGCCTCCGGCGTGGTTGACATCACTGACGGCGTGACCGTTACCGCAACTGACACCGATTAATTCGGGTCTGCTGTAAAGAGGCCAGCCACTGAGTATTCGGGGGCTGGCCTTTCTCGCATTAAGGGGTTCAAATGGCTGCTGGTGACACTGGTGTATCGATCTGCTCTGATGCCCTGCTTCTGATTGGAGCAAAGGCAATATCGTCTTTCAACGACGGCACCGACGAGTCGAGTGTTTGCGACCGCCTCTACCCAGACATTCGCGACTCCACGCTGGTCATGTACCCGTGGACATTCGGCATGAAGAAGGTGCAGCTGGCCCGGCTGATCACCACCCCAAACAGCGTTTGGCTGTACGAATACCAACTACCCGGCGACCGACTTGCCAGCCCCCGCGCCGTCTATGAGACCGCGCAGCCAGGTGCCCGTCCCCGGCAGGACTGGGAGATTCAGGGCGACAAGCTCCTGACCAACCAGCCCGAAGTCTTCATCGACTACCAATACAGCGTGCCAGAGTTTGCAATGCCGCAATACTTTGTGCAGCTGCTCAAGTACATGATGTCCTGGCACTTGGCCATGCCGATCACAGAACAAAGCGACCGTGCCCAATACTGGCAAGGCGTTGCTGTTGGTAACCCTGCTGAAAATGGCCGTGGTGGCTACATGCGCACTGCGATGAACATCGATGGCCAGGGCACACCAACCCGCGTCATTGAAGACTTCAGCCTGATTGCTGTGAGAAACTGATGCCGCGCTTTGTTGACATTCAAACCAACTTCAGCACGGGCGAGCTTGATCCGCTGCTGCGCTCGCGCATTGATCTGGCTCAGTACAACAACGCGCTGGCCAAGGCCACCAATGTTCTAGTGCAGCCACAAGGTGGCATTCGTCGCCGTCCTGGTCTGAAGCACATTGCTGAGCTGCCAAATTCTGCAGCCAACGGCGTGCGCCTGGTGCCATTTGAATTCAGCGTTGACGACAGCTACATGCTTTGCTTTGTCGATCAGCGCATGTATGTGTTTAAAGACG